GATTATGATGGTGTATTTTCTTTAGACATGAGAGTTTTAGACGTATTAGATAAATGGGGCATTGATACTTCGGATATGAGAAAATCCCTTTCTTAGTTTTGTAGGACACTACCCCCCGATAATCGGGGGGATGTACCTTACTTATTTGTAGTAGGTTTTTTATTTTTGGAACACTAGGTGTACTACAAATTTGTAGAATACAGGATAGAAAACTTAATAAGGACAATCCTAGTCGGTTAAACCATGTTAGAACCGGAACAGTGGACATATGAATTATTAATAAAAAAGAATACAAAAGAAAGTTTAGTATATATGGTATTAGACTTACAAGAACGAATAAGATTAATGGAGGTAGAAAAATGAAAAGACCATACGGCCCAATAACAGAAGAACAAGATTATGATGATTATTGGCTTGACCCTCGTAATATCGAAAAATATGAAAAACTACTAGCAAAGGCTAAGGCTCAATATTTCCGAAAAAGTGAACATTTAGATTTAAGTTTTCAAGAATATTGAGGCGAGGGTGTGGGGGCGAAAGCCCCCGTTCTTGTGGGCGTAATTGTACTACAAATTTGTAGTACATTGGGATATTTAACTCTATCTACTACAAATAAAAGTTTATAAGGGGATACCCTCTCGTAAGGGTATGAGCAGACACGTTTTCGTAACCAATCACGTAAAGATATGTATAATATGTAAAAAAGAATACCCCTTTTATTGTTTTAATGATAGAGGCGTTTGTTCTATGTGTGAAGATAGCGTAGAATGTGATTCAAGTTTTCAAGAAGAATTAAGATTTGAACAAGATGATTTTTCAATTTATTGCCAAAATGAAGCGAGAGATTATTTTGCTTGCGAATAATTTGTAGTAGTTTGGGGGGGGCGAAGCCCCCTCTTTTTTATACAAGGATGTCCTACAAATTTGTAGTACATTTAACCCTTGTGGTCGCCATCACGCTCAACATCTACTACAAATAAAATCCTACTACAAATAAAAGTTTATAAGGAGATACTCCTACGGATGGTTATGAAGTTTAGAGGAGAATTAAAAGAGTGCCAAGTATGCAAAAAGATGAAACCTAAAATCCATTGTTTTGACGGTAATGTACCGTATTGTATGGATTGTGCTTGGCGTTATAGTTTAGAGGACTGTGCCTTTGAAGAACAATTAAGACTTGAGCCGGATGACTTTCAAGTTTATAATAATAATGAAGGGTATGGTTATTAATTTGTAGTAGTTTGAGGGGGCTTTGCCCCCTCTTTTTTTTTGTTTTTACTTTTTATTTGTAGTAGATGTTTTTTTCGCGTGTAACGACCAGTATACTACAAATTTGTAGTAGCCCTTAACGAAAGATTCATCTACTACAAATAAAATCCTACTACAAATAAAACTTTATAAGGGGAAGCCGAGTCGGTTAAAACATGGAAGACCTAAAGATATACTACAGAAAAATAAATAACGGAGACTATGTTCGCCCTAATGACATTAGGGTGGATACATTGAGCATAACTCATGCTCAATTACCTGCTGAAGCAGTAGCAAAACTCAATATAGCCGTAAATGACGAAGATATGGCTCAAAACATATGCGAAAGGCTATTTCGCGTTATGAATAATTATGAGTTAAATCCTCTCTCACGCGGCCATACCGAAGGCGGCCATCAGCATTGGGTAGGGCTTAACCGCACTCATACATCTATGTCCGTAGGCGACGTTATATGCGTAATGGGCGACTACATTATGTGCGACGATTTTGGGTGGACTCCAATCGTCTGATATTTGTAGTAGGATAGGACGGGGCGAAAGCCCCGCCTATGTTATAGAACAATATCCCCTACAAATTTGTAGTAGGTTAAGCCCCTGCTCGCGTAGCGTCGTCTGTGATGTCTACTACAAATAATATATGGCTACTACAAATAATATATGGCTACTACAAATAAAACTTAATAAGGGTATACCTAGTAGGAGATACATGGAGGACTACACCATGTTAGAATATGACGACGAAATGACAAATGAAATGATAGGACAGTTTGCGGGAGAAACCCGTATAGAACCCGAGTATAATATACTCGACCATATCCCCTTCGGTAATGGGGATGGAAGCGAGTTTCAAACAAAGTTCCTTGAATCTATGAGAAAGGCCAAAACATACGGTTGGACTCTAAGTGCTAACCAAAACGCAAAATTAGCGGATATTATAGCCCAACAAGCATACAATGACGAGATTGAGAACAGTAGATGTTACAGATGTGAATATGAAGGCGGTCTGTGCGAAACTTGTTTTGATGAAAAAATAGCGCTTGAAGAAAAGCAATACGCGGCAGATACCGCGCACATGACCTGCGAGCAACTAGACGACTTCCACGCCTATATGGAAGAGATAAACCATCGCGACGTGGCGAGCGGGTCTTTCGGCTCGGTGCGTAGTTTTAGTGGCCCTTGCCCTTTATCCTATGACCCAAGAGGCTACGCTCACGGTCAAGGCTATGCGGTTTATGTAGACCGCTACGGTAACAAACATTAATCGAGGGGGCTTCGGCCCTCTCTTTTTTTTAGAGGTCTTTACTTTTATTTGTAGTAGATGTTTTTTTATTTTTACCTTTTTATTTGTAGTAGGGTTTTTCTATTTTTACTTTTTTATTTGTAGTAGGTTTTTTTACTTTTCCTTTTTTGTCTTTTTTTTTATTTTTGTATGTCTACCACAAATTTGTAGTAGATGGTGTTAAAAAGTAATTAGGTGTAATAAATAACACCTACTACAAATAAAAATTATCGTTATAGTATATTACTACAAATAAACCCCCTAAATTATACAAATTTGTAGAAGTATTGATATAGTTACTCTATGTCGTAGAGTCATGGAGAACACATATGTTTCTATTAGAAGCCTACAAGAAGATGCCGTTTATGATGCTGAGGACATCATAAGCCAACATCGTAAAACTGCTCAAGTTTTGCGCCGAGAGGGTTATTCATACCCTTCAATATCTCAAAAAGTAGTATTACTTGATACGTCTTATTTAGCAAGTCTCGGACCAGTACCAGTTCAAATCAATACTAAACAAATCAGAAATATTTACAGTAACACAACCGTTGATAAAAACGTAGAAAATCACGAAGCATTAAGACAAAAGTGCCTATCTTGTGATGATGGATATTTCCCTATTAATTCGGATGAATGCCGCCTATGTGGTTCTTACTCTGGAATGTGGGTTAATAGAGCCGGAGAGACTACAAATTATACCGGAAAATTCACTGTACTCGGTGAAAGATTAATGCCTAAAGAAATAGGAATTGATGCACATATGCCGGAATCAATCCTTACTGTAACTATGAGAGCAGGGTATCAAAATTCATCAAAAACAGGTAAGAAAACCCAGAAACTTCAATATTCCGGTGTAACTGCTCAGAACGCATTAGATACACTAATTGAACTAGGTGTGGAAGAAGGACAAGAAGAAATCAAGGCCACTATCGCAAATTCAACACGCGGCGGAAAAGCGGCAGTATGGCGAGACTGTTTCGTATATTTCGCATACCGACCATACGACGGTTATATCTCCGTAAGATGTGCGGATATTGCTTTCATCAATGACCCAATGTACTCCGATGTTGTCAAGTACACATCACTCAAGCATCTTGACTTTGAAGTAAAGTCATCAACCAACAATTGAGCAACACATAACCAAATCGGGGGGGTCAGAAATGGCCTCCCCTTTTTTTATTTTCAAATTCGACTAAAACAAATAAACTCGTTTAAACGCCTCTATCTCTGTTTGTGATTGGGGGGTGGTAGGTATTAATCTAAACTGTATAAACGTAGCCACACACGCCGCTTATACGCCCTTCATAGGGGCTTACCCGCTTTTTGACCGTTTACGCTTGCCATAAATCACGATGCGCCCACATTATCCTATGGCTACCACTTCTCAAAATTTTTTTTATTTTTTTTCAAAATAAGTTTATACACGTTTGTACTCGTAATTACTAATTGTATTGGGTTTGCGCTTGAGGATTTTACCTTCTTTCACATAGATTCGTATATAGTTACTTACTACATATACACTAATAGGAGTCCAATATTTACTTACTTTCTTTGTTGCTTGTGTGGCAATTTCATTACCCGTTCTCCAAACGTCAAGAAAAGGACTATTCAGAACTTCATCAATATATTCTTTGTAAACAAGGTGACGTTTCTTAGGGCCGGGTTTTTTTACGCCTTCTGCTACGGGCTTAGTCCAAAAAGCATTTTTTTCAAGACTTGTAGCGTATTTGTATCTTCTTCTACTAGGGTTAGCATTTCTTCCTCTAGGCATTATCTTCTCCTCCTTATTACACGGCCACCATAACCTTTTTGTGTACCGCGATTTACTTTATATTCCCCACCTGTCCATTCACCTTTCTTCATTGTTCTAAATATAGCAGGAAAATCCGGTTGTTTATAAGAAAATTGGTCTATAGCATGAGCGAGAGCCATTACACAGTCGTTATGTCTACCTAAGTCTTGTATTTCCCCATTTCTCCATGCGTGACTTTCTAATTCTTCTAATAATATGTTGATTTGTTTTCTAGTTTCATCATTACCGTATGGTAAGTAAACTAACTCTCTCTCAAACCACACACGTAGCCTATTCATCAAACCTTGTTTTAATGTTTTGTTGCTAACCTTACTTTCACGATAATCTATTACTGCCCCCTTTGTACTAATTAAACTCTCATACAAATTTTGAAAACCAACACTTTCAATAGCAAATGGTGGCGTACCATATCTTTTACTCCATTCTATTATCATGTTTGCTTGCTTGTCCGGTGGGAAATCATTTCTACGCCACATATCTACCAAGTGGATAAAGCCGTCATCATCTTGCTTTAGGCATACCATAACACTGTAGTCTTGACCTAAACCATGAGCAGGGTCAAAACCAATAGCGTATCTATGTTTGTCATCTCTTTCTGTCTCCATTGTTCGTTCTAATTGTAAATTCTTTCTAGTTAATGCTCTAGGAAATACACTAGCCTCGTCATCAATAACTTTACACATATACTCTTGGATAAAAGACAATTCTCCCATAGCCTGTTTCTGTTCTAACAAGAAATCTATAGGTCTATATTCCGGCCATAATTCTATAGGTGTTACATTAGTGGGGTCTATCTTATATTCATCCCAATTTAATACCGCACTCCATGTACCCGATTTCCAAGCAGGGTTTTCTAACATTTCTGTATGATACAAGTCTACCATAGACATAGGAGTACCTACACAATAAATAGAAGTTCCCGGCGACAACATAGGTGTTACTTTCTTTCTAAACCATTGAGCAGTATTAGCAAAAGAAGCATTATCTCCACTATCATCTAAGACATCATCAAAAGCAATACAAGCGGGGTGTTCTCCACGAATAGCGCTACCCACCGAGGTTGCACGTATCCAAGCGCCATTTGTAAAACGTAACTCAAGTTTATTTCCCCTCCTTGTATCTAAGTATTTACTTAATTGTGGATGACGCTTCATATCATCTCGTATTTCTTCTAATCTCCTAACTGCTAAATCTTTGCTCGCGGAAAATAACCAACACGTAAAAGCCTTGTCTCGCCATTTTTCAAACAAACATTGGTGAAGTAATTTAACGCGTAAAGTAGTTGATTTACTATGGTCACGCGGAGCAATAACGCAAACCCTATGAACTTGTACATCTCCTCTTGTTCCATACATGTCCATCCATTCACCGATGTGATTTCCCCATGTGTAACCGAGCCACTTATAAAAGTATTCTACATCATTCCTTGACCTAGCCATAGAAAAATCAGTATTAAACTTAGACATTATAATGGCCTCAATTTATTTTCTCCACAATAAGGACATTCACCACTTTCTGCTATAGCCGTCATAATATTCTTAGCCACCCATCCACACGAATCACATTTTGCTTGAGTCCACATTATATCACCGGAGCAAACAAATTACCTACTAAACCTAATTCTTTATCTATTAAATGGGCAGATATACCTGCTCTAGCCAAAACAAAACCTTTTCTGTAATGGTATCTATCATGACCCGCTAAACTAGGTAACTGTATTATTGTAACTCCGCTAGTTTCTAATAAACGTTGGTGATGTAAATGCCCATGAAACCAAACGTGGTGTTCATGTTTACCCCAACCTTCTCTTTCTTCTGTTGCCATAATAGCAGGAAGGTCGTTACCTCTTACACCATCTCCGTGTGTAAAGCCTAGTAAATTATTACCCCACTTAATATATTGTCGAAGTTTAGGGCTAACAGTTATTGTAACATCTTTTGTGTTTTCATATGCCGCATCTAGGTATAACATAAGTGCTAAAGCAGTATGTCTATCATGATTACCACGCATAAATACTACTTCTATAGGCGCTACTGTTCGTAGCATATCTATATGCTCTCTTGCTAATTTACAACCATCTACAAGAATTTGTGCAGGGGAAGCCGCTAAATCTTGTGGTGTACCTGCCGTAGTAGTACCCTGTTCGTTATCTACGTGAAACCAATCACTACCTGTAGCAATAATAATTTTTTCGGGTCTACCTGCTAATCTACTGATTAAATTTTCAGTTCTGTCAAGAAGTCTAAAACGTGCTTCTTCTAATGTATAAGACTCACCTGTTTCATCAATCCAAGAACCCTTACCATAATGTAAGTCTGTAGGAGACAAGACAACGGCGTATGATTTGGTTTTAGCCATTTTAGTGTGTTTAATTTTTTTAGGAGCAAGATTTTCTTTGGAAATAATTTCCTTAAACTCATTACCCCATTCGTGTTCTATATGGATAAGTTTTTCTGCGGTTTTACGCATATCAGCCCAATATTTTTTATGTACCTTTTCTTGTACACTTTGTCTTTTAATTCTAATAGCATCTGCTACTAACTCTTCTTCTGTTTGTTTTCGTACTTCTTCATCGGTAAAAGCATCCATAGCATGACTCCAAGAATTAACTTTGACATACGCCGCTATAAAACTAGGAGATAACTTAAATTTTTGAGCCATTTGTTCTATTGTCAAACCACCGCCTGTACTACTATACGCTCTTTTCATAGCCCTGTGTGTTTCTCCCGTTACTACCGTCATCTCTTTATTTATATGAAATACATACTTATCTGCTTTTTCATCAAAATAATGATTAACCATTTTAGTATCTGAAGTATCTTTACTCCATGTATTATAGTGTATCTGTGGATTTGCATATCTCCATCTTTGCACTACTCCCCTCCATGCTTGCACTCCTCTATTAGAGTCTTTTTCTGTCTCATTTAAAAACCTAGCAAAATCCATATCAGATTTAAAGTTATGTTCCTTTATATATTGCTCAAGTTTTGCCCACATCTGTCGTGTTGTAGCCTTCCCCATGCAATAAACCAAGCACCCATTCCCTATAAACATTGTGTTTTCATGAATTAATTTTGTAGATTTTTATACCACAAAAAGAATTAATACTACGCAGTATAACGATTATATTAATTCTTTAATTAATTCAATAGTATTTTTTAGAAACCCCCCTTTAAAATTTTCAAACATAATAGAAGAAATAAAAGAATTAACGAAAAAAGGCGCAGTATAACGATTAATTCTTTTTAAAAAACGAAAAAACAACAAAAAGAATAAACAGAAAGGTTTATGGAACACCTATATGTTTTAATACTATGGCGGAGAGGAGTTTAGTGGATAGAATGTTCGGCAGAAATAAAGAAGTGCCGGCCAAAGCCACAAGAGTACCATCAAATAAAAGTTTAAAGATGGTAGCGGGCATACCCGATTTAGTTCGTGATACGGAAAGATTGAATAAAGATAGTAATTATGATAACGAATTTGACATGTATGACCTTATGCTAAAACTTGACCCCGAACTTAATGGTGCGGTACGTGCAGTATCATTAACTGCCAACAATTTTGAAATTAATTATGACAAGGCTAAAAATGGCGCTATTAGAAATGCTATAAAAGACTTAGTAGATGAAACTCTTGATTTTGATGACATTATGATTAATGCTATGAGAAACCTTATGGTATACGGTAATGATATTAATAAGATAGTAGGAAAAGCAGGAGTAGGTATAACTAAACTGCAAAATTTACCTATAGTACAAATAAATATAGTAGATAGTAGAGGCGGACTAGGCTCTTACTTTGTAGCAAACCGAGAAAACCCTGTCATAGAGCCTGTTACATATATGTTACGTGAGGCAAGTCCATATGAAAAAGCAATATCTGTAGATGAGATATTACATATTAAAGTAGACTATAGAAGTAATTGGTTTGTAGATAATAAGGGTCGTCACACTTTTGGGGTATGGGGTGCTTCCCGTTTTTCTGCTCTTAAGCAAGCAATTCGTATGAAGTATAACTCTATGAATAATCGTATTGCTCTTGAAGACAGTATGACTAAACAATATATTACTATTGATAAATCTGCTATAGAGCATATAATAGACCCTGCTGAACAACATGACCGTTTACAGAATATTATGTCAGAAGTTATATCTTTGTTTGAAGGGTTAAGAGGCGACCAAATGCCTGTACTTCCTCATTATGTACAAATACATCACGTTGATTTAGAAAATGCACTTCCTAATAGTAGTGACTTTTTAGATAGTATCAATGCTGATATTGCCGCAGTTCTACAAGTTCCAAGAGTAGCATCCGGTCAAGAAAAAGGTTCTACGTTTGCGGCAACATTTAACGCTAATATGTGGGCCGTACAAGCAATTAGCCGTATGCACCGAGTTTTAGAACAAACTTGCGCTCAATTATTTTCTTTACATCTTACTTTACTTGGTATAGAACATAAAAAAGCAGATTTACCTAAAATAGAATTTGATACAATGGATAGTGCTACCCCACTAAATGTTATGCAGAGAGTAACTATGGGGTATGAAGCGGGTCTTCTAACATTAAATCAAAGTTTAGATATGCTAAATCTACCTCCCGCTAAAGATGGAGATGAAAGAAAAAATATAGAAGCACCTAAACCCACAAACCTTCCTAGAGAAAATAGCCAAGACGGTGCATCCGATGTTGCACAAGATTGATAAATCATCCACTACATTTATTAATCATGTCACAAACTAGCGGCCCTAACGATAAGTTAATGCTAGTGTTTGGTTTAGGAGTAGTTATGGCTTGGGTAGTCATAGCCGCTACTGCATCATACTTTAGCATAGTAGAACAAAGAGATATATCAGATTCACAATTAACGGTAATAGGTCTACTTGGTGGGCCGGCACTTTTGATTATAACAAACGTACTAGATTTATTCAAGGGTAAAGAAACTGCTAAGATTAACATACTACCGGAAGAACTACAGGCAGGTGTAAATGCTACAGAAGCAGAAAAGTCTCATGTAAGAATGTTAGAAGAACATAAAATTAAACACGACTTAAATATGGAAGCATTAAAACAAAAGCACGAATTGGCTATGGATGAGTTTAATACAACCGCTAAAATAGGCGACAGGGCGCTTGAGTACGCAGACTTCGATGAAACTAACGGTAAAACGGGTAAGAAAAAGTAATATTTCTAAGACACTCCGACCATGTATATGTGTGAATAGTGACAACGATGAAGAAGAAAACGTCATCCAAGAACTTGATAGTTGCGTGGAAGACTTAGATAGCCTTGTAGGTAATGTGCGTATGCTTTTAATTAGTTTAGCCTCTTTATTAGCAATACTTTGGCAGTTTTGGGAGTGGTTACAATCCTAACATATAAAGACTATTTTACTCTATGTCTAGGAGTTTTTGCTTTACTTATAGTTTACTTTCCTATTATAATATATGATGAAATTATCTTATGGTGGAAAAAAAGATAACTTAATAAAACACCAAATGTCTGAACAGTTCATGTCTTGCGGATGCGGTTGTAGTGGTGAAGTAATAGCCTATGAAGATTGGGAAGAAGAAAATGTATCTGCCGCAGAATATCAAGGTCGTAAAGTAACACTCAATAAACCTTTCAGAACAAAAGGAGAATCTAAAAAATTTGGAGTATATACAAAAAATGGTAGCGGTAAAGTAGTCATAGTAAGATTTGGCGACCCTAACATGGAAATCAAAAGAGATGACCCTGCTAGAAGAAAATCATTCCGTTCTCGTCATAAGTGTGACACTCCCGGCCCAAAGTGGAAAGCAAGATATTGGTCTTGCCGACAATGGAGAGGTACAAAGAAAGTAGAAGCAGAAGCGCCATGTGGTTGTGGATGCGAAGAAGATGTAGAAGCAAAAGACGCAGATGACCCATGTACTTCCGGCTATGAACAATATGGTATGAAAATGAAGAATGGACGTAAAGTTCCTAATTGCATTCCTATAAAGAAAAAAGCAGAAGCGGATTACGATGTTTGTGCTTCTTGTATGGCACAAGCAAAATGCGCCGAAGAAGGTGAGTGTATGGAAGCCAAGATGAAAAAACCAACAATGGACAAGGCTTTAAAACAAGCGGCAGAACCAAAACCAAAATCTAGTGAGACTCATGACGAATATATGTCACGATGTCAAGCGGCAGGATATTCAGAAGATGAATGTATGAAAGCACACGAAGGTCATACATTTAAAGACCAAGAAGAACCACATGATGAAGAAGACCATGATGCTTCTTATCACGATAAAAAGAAAAAGAAATACGCTTCTGAATGTGGTATAGGCGAAGAACTAATTGACGGAGAATGTAAAAAGATAGCAGTAACAATAGATTTAGATATTGGTGAAGTATCTGCTATAGTAGAAGCATCTACAGGAGAAACAGTTATAGAAATTAGAGGTGTCGCTTTCCATGAAGGTATGAATAAAAACAAATGGTCATTAACACCCGAAGGTGCTAGAAACCTAATACATCAAATGAAAGGTGCAGATGTTACACTTAATCATCCCGAAGCAAATGAAAAGGGTGCAGGATTTACACGCAATACAGATGGCGGCGTAGACGAAGCAAACGTAGGTAAGATTATTACTGCTTCTTATCATGCTACTATAGGTGGCGGTTATGAAGTAAGATATGTAGCACATGTTACAAGAAATGAATTATTCCCATCTTTAGAGTCCGGTCTGTGGTCGCAAGACGATTACGGTGTTAGCATTGGCGGGTCGGGCATTCCTGTATCTGCTAGTGAAGATGGCATAGTCTTCGGAGAAGATTTTACATTCGACCATTTGGCGATTGTATATAGGCCGGCTTATCCTAGAGCAACTATTGATTCTGTTAAAAGAATAGAAAAACCGGAAGAAATAGTAGCAAGTGTTATAAGTCATTCAGACCGTGAGACAGTCAGCGAAGCAGAAAAGGTGAAGGCTATGACAGAAGAAACAGAAAATACAGAAATTGATTACGCCGCAGAAATCGAGGCGTTGAAGGCTGACTTAGTTATGGCTAACAGTCGTGTCAACGAATTTGAGGCAATAGAATCACAAAGAATTGAAGACGAAAGAATTGCTTTAGTATCTAAAGCATCTGAGATGGGAATGTCCGGTCATGATGACTTGAAGGCAGACACATTAACTACATTGATAGCAAGTTGGGAAGCATCCCATCCGGTTGAAGAACCGAAAGTTATGGATGAGGTAAAATCAGAACCCGTAGTGGCTTCTGAAACACCTACAAAATCTACATCAGTAGTAGCCAACTACCTTAACGGTAAAATGGTAGAATCTGATGAAGAATTATATTCCCGATGTTGGAACGCATGGGCAAACGCTTGGAATGGTACTCTTTCTATAGATGAGAGAAGTGCTATGAAAGCACCAAAATACAATGAAATAAAGGAGATGAATTAAATATGGCGGCACTAAACGAAACAAGAAATGCGATACACGCAGTAAGCGGGGGAGTTACTTCACAAGGACTTTTACTACAGACAAGTGGAAGCGGGCTTATAGTCTGCGCAAATGTTCAGCATCAACCATGTGCAGTTAGCGCGGCTGAATCTTCAAGAGATGCGGCAGGTGCTTTAGAAAACGCAGGTGGAACAGTAGCAGTTTACCCAATGTCGGGAATAGTCTACGTTAAGTGTGAGGCAATCGCCGCCGCAAATGCAGACTTCGGAATACCACTCTACAACGGCGCGACTGACGGTCATGTGTCTTCTTCTTCAAGCGGAAGTGCAAAACAGATAGGTCATCTTTTCTCTCACGGAGTTGAGATTGCCGCAGGTGATTTAGTACCTATGGCTTGTATAGGAGTTGGTGTTTGATGGCTAACAATACATTAGAACAAATATTAAACGTAGAAGCGGCTGATGGGCCTTTCTCAGTAGGAGATGCGGTCTTAGAGCAAACTCTAAGAGACTTTATCCAATTACAATCTAACACAATAGCAATAGCAACAGACCTTGTTGGTGTACGCTCAGTTCCTTGGTTGGAATTTAAGTGGTACACAGGAGTAGGAGGAAGTTTCTCTTATCCACTAGATGATGTAGCATTGGCTGACCCAACCAAAGTTGGTACAGTAAACTACACAACAAAATTAGAAAAAGGTCAAGGTCGAGTTACTTTCCTAGATGCAGTACGTCTACGTGGTGAATCATGGGAAAACATTGACAGGCAACAATTAGGAATAGTTCGTGCTAGAGCAGATGCAATAGACAACAAAATCCTAACTGACCTTATGGCAGGATTCGGACAATCAAGTGCCGCCGCCGCAACATTCGGTAGTGCAGGTGCAGATGAAGAAGGAGACTTACTAGGACTTATGGACAAGATTTTCTTGAACGCTAGAGTTTCCGGTAACGAGCCAATGGCTCTAGTCCTTCCTTCTGATAAAAGAAGTTCAATGCTAAACACACAACTTTTCGGAAACGTAGTTGAGTCATTAGGCGACCACATGGGAAGAATAGCAAACTTATCAGTTTACTATACACGCGACCACACAGGAGGTCATACTTCTGCGGCTCTAGGTAACGATGCTTTGTTACTTATTCCCGGTGCTGAAACTGCTGAATTCTTTACATACAATGGAGAAGGATTCGTAGAGACAGAATTGACAAGGATTCCCGGTCTAGGATATGATTGGTTATTAACTTCCTACATGGGAAGCGTTATTCACGAAATGCAAGATACTCAAAGCGCAGGTTCGGGTAAAAACGATAGAATTGCTAAACTAACAGGCGTAAGGGCTTAAGGGGGGTAAAATAGATGCCTCTTAACAGAAAATTACAAGGAATAATGGACGGTCGCCTAGTTAGGGCTATGGATGACGGAGAAGACTTCGGATTCATACCTGTTGTGCTTAGAGTCAATACTTTGGCGGGAGCGGCAGGTGCAGACGTAGATTTAACTATGGAAAGAAAATTTACAGTTATGGATGTTCATGTTATACTTGAAGCCGATGGTGGAAACGCCGGTAATAAAATGACAGTTAAAAATACTGCTACTGCTATAACAGATGTTATAGCCGTTGGTGACGGTGCTGACAAAGCAGTTCTTAGAGCCGCTACAATTGACCACGATTCTAATGAAATACCTGCGGGTGGAAAATTAAGAATTTCTCCTACAGTACATGGTGACAACGATATACCTGTATGTCAAGTATATATTACAGGCTACTATCATCTTTGAGGTGTTTTAAGTGAACACATTTGAAGAAGATGAAGATGGTCTTTGGGAATTAGAAAAAATTGGTAGAAGAACATTAAGACGTTTAGTTAAACCTAAAATAGTTCCTAAAAAAGCCGCACCTAAAAAGAAAGCGGCTAAGAAAGCAAAGAAGTGAGAAGTATGGCGACACCTTCCAAAGCCTCCTTGACAAAGGAGTTACGAAAACTAGGAATAGATATACCTGCGTCAGCAAGTATTAAAGACTTATCTCACAGACTTAAATATTGGCGTAGTAACGAAGGATACCGCGTTAGACTTTTAAGAAATCCAAATGCTAAGTTTGATAATCACCCTATATCACTACTAGAAAATAAATCAATTTTATATTGGTTGCCCGATAGTCAAATGGCAGAAGATATGATTTCTTCTAAAATTCTATTAGTGTTAGGAAGAACTACCAAACCTTCAAAAGACGCTATTGTCTTTGATGTACCATCGGATTACGATAGTAGGTGGCAACGTGGCAGTAACGACAAGTCAAATTAGAGATTTACTTAACAGACCAAGAGGTTTGAATGAAGGTACAATCACAGAATACATTACTATTCGTACTGCTGAAGTTACAAAGAAAGCACGTATGACAGGTTATGTAGGAGTTACTACTAATGCACCTACAGATACTCTTAAAGAGTCAGCAATTAAATTCTTAGTATGCGTAGATTGTCTACGTGTATTAGTAGATACAGTACATGCCGTAGTACCGGAAAAAGAAAAAGGTACTATGGATATAAGATTCGCCAAGCAATTATCATCTTTTGAGAAATCTGCCGGCGAAGCATTAAGAGCGATAGAGGAGAAAGGGGCTACTGCCTTTGTAGTAAAGTCTACTGCAACAAGGGTAGGTGGTACTACATCAAGTAAACTAAGTGGAAATCTATACTCTTATAATGAATAGGGGTTAGAGTATGGCTACATTATATTGGAAAGGTGGTACAAGCACAGATATAGGTGTTGTTTCTAATTGGGTAACAACAAGTGGTGGGTCTACTAACCCTACTAATCTAAACGGATTAACAAATGGTACTGACGATGTAGTTTTTAATTACGCTACTTCCGGTGCAAGTAGTCATGCACTAATAGATAGTAGTATGAGTAATGTTAATAGTTCTCCCCCTAATAATTGGAAAAGTTTAACAATAGAATATCACGCTAGTTTACTCAAGACTATAGTATTAGGTAGTAGTGGATTATTAACTGTAGCGGGATTAGAAATTAAAAAAAGTGGTACTATTTTTGCTACGCACACTTCTACTATTAAATTTGCAGGTACACCCAAATTTACTACTTCAGATAGTGGTGAATATAACCTTTATATTAAATTAGACAGTACAAACGATGGTGAACTTAATACAAATATGACTAGCGGTATTTTTGATTCTGCTCTTAGTCGTTCAAGAGTTACTTTTTTGTTTGCACCTTCTACACAAAATATACCTTTAGTGTTAGAAAATGGTTTATATCCTAACATGGATTTTCATACTACAAGTAGTACCGCTATATTAAACGTACAAGCATTACCATACGAAGACAGAACAAATGTTTTTTATGGTGTAGATATGTTAAATTTAGATATTGATACATCATTTAAAGTATTACCACTAAGATATAATTTTTTAGATAAATCTAAACATTTTAAAATAACGGGTACATTAACTTTAACTACCGATACTTTTAATATGGGGTTATCTACTTTTGAGTTAGTTTCTACTACGACAACATTAAAATTTCCAACTACAGGAACTTATGGCGTAGAAAACCAATTTACATCTAAATTTACTAACGTGATTATAGGCACTCCTGTAGAAGAAAAGAATTTTGTAACTGTAGAAGATAATACTTCTTTTGCTTGTGAGCATTTACATATAAAAGCAGGTGGTAGATTATATGGGCCGGATTACGGTAGTGATAGTGGTAGTGAAATACATTGTGTACAACCTGTTACTGTAGAAGGAGATTGGAATTTTTCACAAATAAGTGATGGTGTTTATAGAACTACAGGAACTACTATGAGGCTATCTGTTAACGATGGTGGTACGGGCTTAAATTTTGTAGACAAAAATTCTATCTTATATGGTAATCATCACGGTGCATTAGGTACTTTAGCGATAGGTAGTACGGGAGAAGTATTAGCAATAAAAACTAACGGAGATGGTAGTCTTGGTCTTGAATGGTCTGCAAGTGCAGGTGGTGGTACAGGTACTACTTATACTACTAGCGTAGTAGATTCAAGTGGTATAAAACTACGTTTGACAGGAAGCGATTCAAGCACAGATGATGTAAAGTTTGTAGGTACTGGTGCTACAAGTGTAGTAAGAACCGATGATTCTACTATTACAATATCCTCTACAGATACTAACACAACCTATTCAGCAGGTACTAATATTTCATTAGCCGGTACTACCTTTAATGTAGATGATGCTTTCCTAAAGAATGATGCTAACGATACCACAACAGGCACTATTACTGCCGGTGGTTTTACAACTACCGCAGGTCTAGCCTCTTTCAAAGATAACGATGATTCTAATGGAATACTTAGAGTAGAACAAGACGGAGATGGTGATATTGCTAAGTTTTACGGTGCAAGTAACGAATTACTTACTATTAAAAAAAATGGTAGTATTTTTTGGGGTCTAGCAAGTAATGGTGCGTCATCTGCCGAAGAACCTATGATGACATATACTGATACTGCCGGTACGGAAAGGAACTTTATGTCCGTAGACAATGGTACAATTGTTTTACACAATAGAGGGCCAAGCGGAGATATAGAAATACGTGCAAACAGTTCTACCGTAGGTTCAAGTGGAGAAGTATCAGTAGCAGATTTCAAACATGATAATATTCAACTAAAAATAGATACTACTATTACAAAAGATATTGATGGTGAATTTACGGCGTTAACTCTAACAAATCAAAGTGATGCCGCAGATACAACAGGAACAGTATCAGTCTTATTTAATTTAGAAGATTCTAGTGGAACGGCAGTAGATTCTGCTAAAATTCTTGTAGAAAAGAAACAAAGTTTTACTTCTACTGCTGATACACAAGACTCTAGGATAAGGTGGTACACATCAATAAATGGAACGCTAACAGAAGGTATGAATTTAACAGGAACAAGTCTTGATGTAGAAGGTGGTTTAGAAGTTAAAGGCGGAAGTATTGAGTTAACTAATAACTCTTACATTACATCTGCATCTGCCGGAACTTTACTACTGAATGAAGATATAGTAAAAACAAGTGGTGATTTATTAGTAGGTGGAAATGACATTAAAGCATCTGATGGTACTACTGCAATTACTTTAAGTGGTAATGATGTTACAATATCGGGAGATTTAACTGTTAATGGTGATACTACTACCGTTAATACTGCTACTTTATCCGTAGAAGACCCATTAATAATATTAGCAAGTGGAAATAATGGGGCTGATACTGTTGATATTGGATTTTATGGATTGTATGATACTAGCGGTTCTCAAGATTTATATGCGGGATTATTTAGAGATGCAAACGATAGCGGTAAATTTAAACTGTTTAAAGATTTACAAGCCGCACCTACTACTACAGTAAATACAAGTGGTACAGGTTATGCCGTAGGTACGTTAGTAGCGAATCTTGAAGGTAATATCACAGGTAATGCGGCAACTACAACTCTTGCATCTGACAATGGAACTGAAAGTCATTTTCTTACTTTTTCTGATTCTGCTACCGGCTCTCAAGCCTTAAAAACAGACGACACATTAACATATATTCCTAGTAGTGGTAGATTAACTACTAACGTATTTGTAGGTAATTTAGCCGGAGATGTTACCGGAGATGTTACGGGAGATGTTACCGGAAATGTTAGTGGTACTGCCGCTACTGTAACTACTGCACATCAAAGTGCTATTACAAGATTAGCAGACAAAGTAGGTATAGGTGGTGCGGCTCACGGTACTGCTGAATTATATCTTCAAAAAGACAATACTAGCACTTTCCCACTTCTTAAAATTGGAAATGCGGGTACAGGAGATGCAGGTATGTTCTTTGAAGCAGGTGGAACTGTTTGGAGTATAGGTGTGGATAATAGTGATAGCGATAAGTTAAAAATAAGTCAAGATAACTCTAATGCTAATTTACACACTAACACAAGAGTAAGTCTTACAACCGCAGGTGTTATGTCTGTTCCGGCAGGTATTGTTGCAGATGTTACGGGAGACTTAACAGGTAATGCCGATACTGTAACAAACGGAGTATATACTACAGGCGACCAAAGTATTGCGGGAGTTAAAACATTTACAAGTAGTCCTTTA